ACTTGCAACCTAACCCCCGTTATGGGACAATTAGGTTGTGGGAAAAGGTCAAGTAAAACAGGGAGGCACAATGACCGTTGAAAACGCTAGCCAAACTAGCGAAAGTCGACGCCACGAAGAAGCAGCAACAAACTTCTTCGGCGAGAAGTACCACGAAAAGGGTGGGGAAGGCTGCATCGTGTGTGGGCGCAAAACAGGCAAGGACACACAGGGAGTCTTTATCGGCGGTGGCGGTTATTACATCGTTCACCCTGAAGATACCGACAAAGAATACAAGCAAGATGCTGGTGGCTGGATGGGTTGGTTTCCAGTCGGAGCGGAATGTATCAAGATAGTTCCAAAAGAGTTCAGATATGCAACTCAAATCCAAGATGATGGGAGCATCAAATGAGCAAAGATAATCCAAACTGGAAATGCGAATCCTGCGGTAAGCAGGGCGCTTGCGAATATGCAGGTCAGGGAGTTGTTTGCCAAGCCTGCGCAGATGAGAGGGGTTTCTAATGCAACAGACAGTAGCAGCGCCAGATATCAAAGTAGGTGATGTTGTATGGCAGACAGAGGGTATGCCAGCAGCAGAGGTTCTTGGCGTAGAGACTTTCGTAGGTCACGCAGGAACAATGATGTACCGAGTTGTTATCGGTAACGCTAGGGGCGTTTCAGTAACTATGGAATTGCACCCTGAAAATGTACTTACTTATCAAGTAAAAGGGGAGAACACAAGATGAGTGAAACAGCAGAAAAGAAATATGTCCGCAAAGTTATGGCTAGCGTACTTGTTAGCCAAATAGGTCACGCTAATGTGTTGGCTATCTCTGGTGGGCGAGTAATTGACCGAGGAACAGGTATCACATTGCCAGTATCAAATGGTTACAGCGTAGAAATCGACTTGAACTTTATGGATTTGTACGATGTAAAACGAGTTTATACAAGAGCAGGCAAGCGCACTATCAAGGGAGAGGTAACAGATGTTCACGCCTCTAATGTCGGTCGTGCCGCCTACTATGCAAGTTGCTTCGTGAATAGAACTTTCGGGGAGGACAAGAAATGAAAACACACGCAGACTTTAAGCGCATATTGCAGATGGAAGGTACGCGTTTAGAAACATTAGCCCTAGCCAACTACGCATCAGGCGGGCGCTTATATGTTGGACAAATCAGATTTATCGCCAAAGCCGACACTACTGGTGTCTACCTTAAAGAAACAGTACACGAAGAAGGTCGTGGTTCTTTCTTAGGCTACGACAAGGCTAGTAATTGGAAGTTTGACGGCAATGTTGCTACACACACCCTAGGTATGTCCTATCGTGTTATCTATCCTTGGAGGGACTAATGAGTGAGGCTACGCAAGTTACTAGGGAAGAATTGCTCGCTCGCGAGAGGGGCTTCTGGCAGCGTTATTATTCAGCATTTGAGGGCGCAACAATAGTCAAGTTCCTCGGTGTAGTAGACGATGACCCAACTGCTCAAGGAGGATTCCCTACCTTTGAGATTAAGTATGCAGATGGCAGTATCGGCAAGATGGAAGTATCCAAAGACCCTGAAGGTAATGGCGGGGGATTCCTATTCGGAGGTGATTACGCGTGAAAGTATCAACAGTAATAAAGTTTCTACAAGAGTTCTCAAAGCCAGATGATGAAGTGTTTATCCAATGGTGGACAAAGAAAGATGTGGAGTCTGCTATGGGAGACATAACTATTTCAGGAGAGGTATTTGTAAAGGCAGTAGATATTTGGGATAACGAGCCGATAGGCGCTCGCGATGCTGGAGTTTTAGAGTGCGTATTTGCCGCCAAAGAAGTAATCAAGGAACGCAGGAAGAAAGAGAACGCAGAGAAGTTCCGTCTAATAACAGGAGGTGCGTAATGGGAGAAATGTACATAGTTCCAAATGCCAAGTTAGACCTATGCGATTATTGCAACCAACAAGGCTCAGTACAGGGCGGGGAATATGTAAAAGATGCCTATGGCGAGAATATGATATTCGCGTGTTTCAACTGCCTAGTCAAAGCAGGTAAGCGCAAATGACTACTTATATCCTCAACTCAAATGCCAATACCGAGATGTTGGAGAAGTATTGCAAGCCTCACAAGATAGACCCCGCTAGTGTTTTGAGCATTAGCGTTCAGCCATTTCAGAACTATCAAATTGAATACACGAATAAAGACGGACACTACTGCACCATATTAGTTCAAGAGGAGGCTAAGTGATAAAAGTAGACGGAGAAGGGCAAGAGTATTGCCTACCTTGTGCTGATAACAAAGAGGTAGAAGGAGTTATTGTGGAACGGGAGGGTAAGTGCGTAATGTGCAAAAGCCCAGTAGTTAGCAAAGACCCGATGCTGATGGACAACGAGGAGTTTGCAGAGTTCATCAAAGATATGACTCCAGAGTATGCCGATGCTTGGACAGTTATGCGCTTTGAGTCGCTGGTAAATCAGTTGATAAATAAGTTTATGAACCCTGAAAAGAAACATCGTAAACACCTCCTTTAGACTTGTAATCTAACGGGGGTTATGGGACAATAGAGTTGTGGGAATGGGGCAGGAAATCCAAAAAGCAACAAAGGTCTCAAACCCTAGCCAAACTAGCGAAATTGGGAGGTTTCAAATGGCTAAGTATCCAGAAATCACAGCGGTAATCTCAAGCGATGGTAACGCGTTCGCAATTATGGGTGCGGTCACAAAAGCAATGAAACGCGGCGGTGTGCCAAAAGAGGACATTGACGCTTACTTCGCTGAAGCAACTTCAGGTGATTACGACAAGGTAATCAGAACTTCCTTCAAGTACGTCAACTGCGAATAGGGGAGATGCAAATGGTCAAGAAAATCAAAATCAAGTGGTGCGCCTTCGGTGATAAGCCAGAGATTTGGCGCTTCAGTTCAGCAGTAGAAATCGAAATCGACAACGATGTAGCCAAGTTCATCACAGATGAACAAATCTGCGAACAAATCTTCAAGGACACAAATACTTACAAAGGTTACATCTGGAGAATGATTGAACCAAAGATGTCTCCAACAAGAACACACACAGCAATTTCAGTAGGCGATGAAATTGAAATCGACGACAAAGTTTATATCTGCGCTGACTTCGGGTTCATTCCCAAAGAAAACGCAGAGATAAAAGAAATCCGAGGCTCAATTTACAGCGTAGTGGAGAAAGAGAAGGTGTAGCGTGAAAACCCAATATGCACCACCTAGCGTGAGCGGGGCTACTTACATCTACAAAGTAGGTAGCGCCGAAGTGTTAGTGATGGTCTTTGATAACGGCAAGGTTCACTTTGCCACTAGGGAAAGTCCTATGGACACTTGGAGTCCGCCAATTCCAGCAGAGAGAGTAGGTAAGTTCTAATGGAAGCAGAACAAATGATGAAGCAACTTATGGGTGAGATGAATGAGGAACTTATCCCTCAGTTGCAGCCTTACCTAGAGGACGGGGTATTGGGTAAGCAGATACGCCACCCTCTTGTCTACCAAGTGCCGCTATGGTCTAACGGCTCTGCTAATCGAATGTACTTGCAGAAGAAGGCTGAAATCAAGGTAGCACTCAAGGAGAAGGCGTGGAATCGCTTTGTATTCCTACACGAACGCCCATACCGATTGAATGCCTTTTTAGAGATACAAGACCAACTAAAAGATACCGAATACTGGCGCTTACTTGCCGATACTTGGATAGATACCGAGAATGCTTGGCAGAACAGAGCCAAGTGGCGTAAGTTATTTGATAGCAAGCGCCGATTTAGTAACTATTTGATGAGCGAGACAGAAGATAACGCTATGAGGTCACTACCTGAAAAGGTAACTATCTATCGCGGTTCTTCCTATCACAATGAGAAGGGCTTGTCTTGGACACTATCGAAAGAGAAGGCAGAGTTCTTTGCTCAACGCTTCTCTGACCGCAGAGGCAAGGTATACGAGAAAGAAGTAAGTAGAGACCAAATCCTCGCCTTGTTCTTTGGGCGTGGAGAATCCGAAGTAATCTTGAAGGGAGATGAGTAATGTCAGAGTTCTCTGTTAGTTTTATCGAAACCTTCCAAATCGAAGCATCATCTCGTGAGGAGGCTATTGCTATTGCTAGGGCAAAGTACCGCCCTAACTTAGATACTTTTGATACGCAAGGCGTGAATGGTGTTACTTGCGAGATAGTTCCAAAGTTATTGAAGGAGAAAATATGACACAGTACAAAGTCTTGATGTATGTGGACAATGAGCAGACTTCCTTGTCGGGCAAGATTTACGAAAACATTTCAGATGCGCTATACCACGCAGAGATGTGGCAAGGACACAAGAACGCACTCTTTGAAGGCGTGGTAGCAGTTCAAAATCTGGAAACTGGCAACATCGTATCTCGCTCTCGTATCGCTCAAAGTGCGGAACGCAGAGAGCAGTTAATGGCAGAAAATGGCAGATAAAAAAGTTTCCAAATCACCTCCTTTAGACTTGCAACCTAACGGGGGTTATGGGATACTAGGGTTGTGGGCAAATGCACACTACGGAAACCCTAGAAACACTAGGTTAAAGACGGGAGAACAAATGGCTTCAAAGATTGAAACCTTTGCAGATGGAACTGCAGGGTTCTTTTCAAATCGTGTACCTGCTTGGCACGCGCTAGGCACAGTTACAGAAAAGGCACTTACCGCAGAGGAGGCATTGGAAACTGCCTACCTCAACTGGGATGTATTGCAGTACCCAGTTCAAGCCGATGTTTCAGGCACACCAGTAATCGCTGATGGCAAGCGAGCAAATGTTCGTACACACCCAAAGACAGGTCAAGCAGATGTGCTTGGTATTGTCGGTACTCGCTACACAGTAGTCCAGAACTCACAAGCATTTAAGTTCTGCGACGATATCCTCGACATTGGCGGGGCTACCTTTGAAACCGCAGGTTCACTCGATAAAGGTCGCAGAGTGTTTATGACTATGAAGATGCCAGAAGGTATCAATGTCGGTGGACACGATGCAGTAAATATGTACCTTATGGTAGTCAATAGCCACGATGGCAGCACACCGCTTATCGCAGCGGTAACACCAGTTCGCGTAGTTTGCGCTAACACAGTAGCAGCAGGAGTAGCGGCGGCAAAGTCGGTCTACCGCGTATCCCATACTGCCTCAGCCACAGGGCGTCTTTCAGATGCTCGCGAGGCTCTAAAAATGTCTTACCAGTACACAGGTGAGTTTGAATTGCTCGCTAATGAACTTTACTCAAAGTCAATGTCTGATGCTGAGTTCGTAAAGTTCGCAGAGAAGTTAATGGGAGACGCACCTATCGTCAAAGAAGGCGAATCAACTCGCTCTCTTTCAATGTTTGAAGCCAAGCGTGACTCGCTTATGGGGCTTTGGAAAGCACCTACACAAGACAACATCAAGAACACCGCGTGGGCTGCATACAACACAGTAGTCGAATATGTGGATTGGTTCTCACCAGTTCGCGGAGGCAATGTTGATGCTCGCAGAGGTGAGCGAATCGTGGAGAATACCTCCAACGACTTCAAGGAGAAGGCACTAGCACTTCTCAAGTAATATCCGAGTGGAACGCTTGGGGGGGCTACCCTGAGCGTTCCACGCGGTCTTTTTAGGGGAGGAAATATGGCAGAACTTTGCACAGTATGTAAGCAAGAAACTACCTTTTATTGGACATCGAAAGAGATGTGGATTCACCCGACTTGCTATGTGCAAGGGCAAAAGAACATAGGCAAGCCACTACATATAAATCCAAATGAGTGCCCTCACGGCTTTGAAGCAGAGATAAAGTGTCCTTCTTGTCGTTTGGTCAAGGGTCTAGTCCCTGAAAAGACCCCTAGGAAGCCTTCTAAGCCGCCAATAGAGCGCAATAGTGTCCGTGTTAGCACATCTGCACCCGCTACCTCTAAAAAGGCGGCAGAGCGGGCGCTACCGAACTCTGGAACTAAACGCCGAATGATTTATGACGCTATGGTTGCAGCAGGTGAGCAGGGAGTCTGCGACCACGAATTAGAACAGATGTTCGGTTGGGTTCATCAGTCTGCCTCAGCAGCCCGTAACTCTTTGATGAACGATGGCTGGTGCATTGTCTCTGATATCCAAAGAATGACTCCGCAGGGCAATATGGCTAATGCCTACACCGCAGTAATTCCTATCCGTTGCTTCATTGAAAGTTGTGATGACCCTGCTACCAGTAAGTTCTTTGGTAAGGATTTATGCACACATCACTACGATGCAAGCCGACACGGGGACTAAAAAACATTTCGCCGCGCTAGGACTCAAGTTGCAACCTAACGGGGGTTATGGGATAATAGAGTTGAGAAGGGGAGGTAATAAATGGAAAATCCAACGACAATAGAAATCGGAAATAGCGACTCAATAGTCATTACAAAAGAAGGTCAAGTGGTCGGGTTTGTGCAAGTAAAGCAGTTCAACAATGCAGTTGAGATGGTTGCAAATCCAGTTACTTTTTACCAGTGGTACGGAGACAGAGAAAACAGCATCTTCAATTCCTTCGCAACTACTATGGCAACAAATGTGAAAAGCATTGAAGATATTGAGTCAGCAGACAACTTCATCAAGTTTATGCAGAATAAAGTAAAGGCTTCAGTATGACTTATCACCCAGTTCCAAAGTTCAAGAGGATAGAGGGCAAAACAATAGTTAGCCCAAAGTGTAGTGCTTGCGCAGATAGCGAACACGAATACTGCGTCAAGGTTCAAGGTTCATCAAGCCATAGTTGCGGTTGCACCTGTTGGCACAAGTCCTAGGGAGGGAAAATGACTGTTACACAAATTCAAGTATGCGCAACTTGTAAGTTTCCAACTGACCGCGCTTGGAAGTCTGTGAAAGATGCCAAGTACGGAGAGATTTGGAACGAGACAGGCGTTTGCCGTCAATGCTGGACTGCATTTATCTTCAAAGAAGAAGCAAAGGCTCGCAAAGAAGCAGCGATAGATTATAGGGAGGCGTTCTAATGACTACTACGCAGATAAATATCAAGGTATGCGAATACTGCAAAGTCCCTGCTACGGTGTATGCTATGGATACCTGCGCAGGCGGCTGGGGTGGTTACTACTGTGATGTTCACATACCCTCAGGCTTCAATATAACCGACCGATTCCATAATCAGAAAGACGAAACTACCATCTAAAAAGCACAAGGAGGCTGTAATGGCTACCCGTTTGACTCTAAGAGGCAAGATTGTTCTAGGAACAGCAGTTGCTCTAGTTCTAGTTGGCTTCACCCATATTACCCGCGATACCTGTTGGATAGGTCCTGAACCTTGGAAGTATGGTTCGTGCCAAGCAATGATTGACCGAATGGTCAATGAAACCCTCAATGTCCCCGTTCCCTCGGTGGATAAACTAGAGGAGTACCGAAAAGCCGATAAGTTATCAACTGTTGATTTAGCAGAGTTGTTATATCTAGTTGGTTTCCGCGATACCGCCCTACGCAATGCGTGGGCTATTGCTATGCGTGAGTCCAACGGCAGACCACTAGCGCACAACAAGAACGCCAAAACAGGGGATAACTCCTATGGCGTGTTTCAGATAAATATGATTGGTTCACTAGGTGTGGACAGACGAGACTTATTCAACATCGCCAACAACACTAAGTTGTTTGACCCCGTGATGAATGCAGAAATCGCCTTTTATATGAGTTCAGGTGGCACAGACTGGTCATCTTGGAAAGGTATTACGCCACGGGCTAAAAAGTTTCTAAAGCAATTCCCTCAGGCGGACTTAGAAAAGAGAATTGAGCGGTATTCTTAGATTATGCCGATACCTGCCTACCGACTCAAAGAGGTTGTTATAGCCGTAACGAACCTACGCGCTCTTATGAGTGAGTTGAATGATGAGCAGTTAAAGCAAGCCGAGACTACGCTCTCTAACGCTCTTATGTCCGTGAACCTAGAGGTCTACCACAGAGAGAAGGAAAGAAGTGAGCGAGTCGAAGTTGCATCGGTGTAACGGTTGCGGGAATTGGCTATACGAGGATACAGTTTGCCCAATCTGCGTGAAAATAGGGAAGCGCAAATGATTGGGGCAGCGTGGCAAGGTATCCAGCATTTGACGGCAGCGAAGTCTGTTCGCAGGTAGACCCAGAGATATGGTTTCCAACGGCGACAAGTCAAACTGGAGGGACGGCGAAGAAGTTATGCCTAACCTGCCCTTGGCTGGAGAAGTGTCGGGAATATGCTGTGGCGGTGGATGTTGTGGGGATTTGGGGAGCAACCAACGAGAAGGAACGCTCACGGATACGCAGCAATCGGAAGATGAAGGTTGAGCGTTTAGATTTAGAAGCCGTAGTTGCGGCAATTCAAAAGGGAGTGTGAGTTGATACTTTTAACCCAAAATAGCGAGTTGCGAGCAGACCACGTATGGAATTGGACTTTGCCTGCTTGGGTAGTAAAGCGAGAGGGCAAAGGATTTAATGTCTGCCCTTCTGCGGGTGCTTGTACTCAACTGTGTTACGCCCGAAATGGTACTTACTTGTTTCCTCAAGTAAAAGCCGCCCATATGCGCAACCTTGATTTAGTTATTGACGAATTGCCAAAGTGGAAGATGATTATGATTGGCGAGTTAGGCTCTGACCAGTTCCGCCCAAACTATGTCCCACGATTTACAGATTTGGATTTAGACCCAGACCCTTGGGCTGCGGAGTGGATGAAGCGCGGCGGGGCTGCTATCCGTATTCACGACTCTGGAGACTTCTTCAGCGATGAATACTTGCAGGCGTGGCTAGATATTGCAGACCTATTCCCTGATGTTTTGTTTTATACCTACACAAAAGAAGTCCCACGCTTCCGCCGTATGGTGCAAGGATTAGCACCTACGAACTTCCGTTGGTTATTTAGTATGGGCGGTAAACACGACCACCTGCTAGACAAGGATAAAGACAGACACGCAGAGGTATTCCCTACTTTGGAAGCGGTTGTAGATGCAGGGTATTTAGACCAGACCGCTTCGGATTTACTCGCAGTCCTTTTACCTACAACACGCATAGGTATTCCTGCAAACAATATTCCTCATTTCAAAAAGAAGATGGGAAGTAATACCTTCGGAGAAATGCAGGTAGCAAGAAATGTTCATAAAAAGCAAGAAGCAGACACATAAAAAGGCGCTAAATGTCGGTGGGCTATGGTAATCTAACCCCCGTTAGCGCAGAAAAGGAGAGAATGATGGCTGACTTTATGACCGTAACACTCGTAGGTGGAGTTGTGGAAAAGCCCACACTACAAACTACGCAGACAGGCAAGTCTTTACTCAAGTTACAAATCAAAACATCTCGTTCAACGAAGAATGCTGCTGGTGAGTGGGAGACCAAAGATGGCACATATTGGACTATCACCGCTTGGGGCGAGATGGCAGAGAACGCGGTGGAAGATATCAAAGAGGGCGATATCGTTATGGCTCTTGGAACTATCAGCACTAGGGAGTGGGAAGGGCGCGATGGGGCAAAGCGTGTGTCTGTGGAGATGAACGCACAACATATCGGGCGCTCTTGCGTTACCAACTCTCGTACTACTCGTTCCTCAAAACCCGTAGAGAATGACCCTTGGAGTGCACCATTTGCCGCAGTTGAAGAAGAACCACCTTTCTAGCCTAATTGCGCTCCTACGCGTGTATGCTCGGTCTACCGATGTACAATGTGTGGGACGGAACGAGGCGATATGGCAGACGAGGGCTTTGAGCAGTTCGAGCAATCAGGTCTAAGTGAACTGGAGGCTACGGCTGCACAGATGCACGAAGTATTCTGCTCTTTTACAGGGGCTGGTTTTACCGAAGACCAAGCACTAAAGTTATGCGCCATATTGTTGAATAGTTCAGAAACAGAGGGATAGTATGAGTCCAAAACCAGACTTATCGGAAATTGGCTCTACTGGGCTGCGTAGAACTGGCGGCACAGTTTATGAGGAGTTCCTCGTATCCTTGCGCGGACGGCGCGGGGCAAAGACTTACCGAGAAATGGCAGAGAATGACCCAGTAGTTGGGTCTATTTTATACGCGATTGAAAAGATTATCCTGCGCCTTGATTGGACAGTAGAACCTGCTAGCGATAGCGCTACAGACAGAGAGAACGCAGAGTTTATTGAATCCTGTCTTTACGATATGTCTGACTCTTGGGACTCCACACTTTCGTCAATTCTTTCAATGCTTGTCTACGGATACTCCTATCAAGAAGTTGTCTACAAGATACGCGGCGGTATGGACGCTACTGACCCTTCCCGCAAATCAAAGTTCAACGATAACAAAGTGGGCTGGCGTAAGTGGGCTATTCGCGCTCAAGAAACACACAACAACTGGATGTTTGATGAAGATGGCGGTATCCAAGGCTTTGAGCAAATTGACCCTTATGGCGCAGGAATCCACCGTATTCCAATCGACAAGGCATTGCTATTCCGTACTACAACTCAAAAGAATAACCCAGAGGGCAAGTCATTACTTCGTACTGCGTATCGCCCTTGGTTCTTTAAGCGCCGCATTGAAGAAATTGAGGCTATTGGAATTGAGCGCGACCTAGCAGGTCTACCAGTTGCCTTTGTGCCACCAGAGTATTTATCATCAACTGCAAGTGCAGACCAACAAGCAGTTCTGGCTTCAATTATTCAAATAGTCCAGAATGTAAAGCGTAACGAGCAAGAAGGTATTGTCTTTCCAAATGTGTACGATGAACAAGGACACAAGATGTTTGAGTTCACACTACTTAGCGCGGGCGGCTCTCGCCAGTTCGATACCGATAAGGTAATTGGGCGTTACGACCAGAGAATTGCAATGTCTGTACTCTCTGACTTTATCTTGCTTGGTCACGAACGCGTAGGCTCATTTGCCCTCGGCAGTTCTAAAATTGACCTTTGGACAATGGCGGTAGATGCAATCTGCAAGTCCATAACTGAAGTAATCAACCAACACGCTATTCCTAAATTGCTAAAGTACAACGGAATGAAGTTTGAGACTCCACCAGAGTTGAAGTATTCCGAAGTAGCACACATTGACCTTACTGAAATCTCGGATTATGTTTCTAAGTTGACCGCAGCAGGGGCTATCTCGCCAGACGCAGAGATGGAAGATTTCCTACGCGGCTTAGCAGGACTACCTATGGCAACAGCAGAGCCAAAGGAACAACCAGAAGCAGAAGAACCTGAGGAAGAAGAAGAAGAACCCGAAGAAGAAGAATAATGCCACTTGTACGCAAAGCAGAGCCGCGTCCTGCGATACAACTATCAGCCGCAGAGCAGCGAATCTATGATGCTTACAGACGAGCATTTGCAGGTATCGGAGATGTAAACGATAGTGCGGTAATTCGCGCTATTCAAGATGCGGTCAATGGTGGTAATCCTTTGAGTGCGGTCAACGCTATTGCTTGGGGAGACTTTGCAGCGAGTTTGAATCAAACAGTTGAGGCGCTAAACAAAGAAGTGATTAGCGCGGCAAATGCTTCAGCCAAGTCACTACCTTCACAAGTTCGCATAGCAGCCAATTTCACAACCTCTGACCCTCGCGCTATTGCATTTGCAGAGCAGCGAGCAGGAAAACTAATCCGTCAAATAAGTGATGAGTCAAGAAAAGCGGTTACTGAAACGATTACTGAAGCATTGCGTATGCGTATTGACCGCCGAGAGATGGTATCTCGCATCTCTAAAGTAGTTGGATTAGATAGCCGACAAGCCCGCGCTTTAACTCGCTATTATGAAAAGGCTTTAGCAGATGGACGAAAAGCAGGGCTGGACTATGACGAGGCGTTAGCCAAAGCAGACCGCTTGGGAGATAAATATAAGAAGCGCCTATTGCGCCAAAGAGCCACACGCATTGCTCGAACTGAAACAGTTGCAGCCTCTAACGCAGGTCGCTACCTTTCGTGGATGGAAGCAGAAGCACAAGGCTTACTTGGGGCAGACTCGGTGAAGCGTTGGATTACTGCGATGGACGAGCGTACTTGTCCTATTTGCGCTCCGTTAAACAACAAAGAGTTCCCATACAAGGCTAACTTCCCAACAGGAGAGTTGATGCCTCCAGTTCACCCGAACTGCCGTTGTAGTGCAGTAATTATTCCTGCGGAAGTAACTTTCATACCTTTGCAGAAGGCAGTAGTTAGTTCAGACCCTATCGCCGCTATGTTCAAACACGGAACGCACGACCAAAGTACGCACAATCCGCATAAAGGCGGGCGTGGTTCTTTGGCGGGTGGCACAAGGTATGAGCCTGAAGAAATCAAAGATATTTATGCAGAAGCCGAGTTTGAGTTATCTGACGGAGAGAAC